ATTAGATTTAGCTTAGAATTTTAAGCCGAATCCAATTTGAAGGTTAGTTGTTTCAGCTCCTAAATCGTAAACGATTTTTGGATCTACAAACATTGCTCCTTTATGAAACTCAAACATTCTTCCTACACCTATTGATGCTTGATCAAAATCAAAATCATTAAGTGCTAAATAACCGAAGAATCCTCTGTGGAAATATCTTCCTTCTAGTCCTAAGACCATATCTTCAGTTGAATCTGCTTGAGATACATTCATTCCAACCATGTAGTTGTCAGCGAATGCATAGCCGATCATTGGTTGGATTGATAAATCAGTCCAAGCCGTGTTAGTAATATCACCAGTACCTACGTACCAGTCGCCTTTTGCGTTTTGCGCCATTGCGCCAGTCATTGTTAGCACTACTAGTGCTATTGATAAAATAATATTTTTCATAATAAATTAATTTGGTTTGTAAAATCTTCTGCTTAATCTGCTCTTTGCAGTAATCTAGGATGATTAAAGTCAGAAGTAACTGCTACTTTTGTTTGAGCAGTATGGGTTAGTATTTTAGTTATTAACGATGTTTCGTTCATTTCTTTTACTTTGTGCATGTTTATACAGGTGTTTTGTGCTTTGTTCCAAATAAGATTAATAAACTTGTAAAAAGATGAAGCCAGGTAGTAGCGAACTCCTGGCTTCGTTCCGAGAACTATCTCGGTCCTAAGAAGTGGACTTAACCACAACTAATGTTATCCGTCACATGCAACACAATCTGGATCGGTGGCTGCTTTCGCAATATCACCTCTTAATACAGATTCTGTTCTCATATAATAGAGTGTTTTAACTCCCTCTTTAAAAGCTTCTAGGTGTACTTTATTAATAAATTTAGTATCTGCTTCTGTTGGGAATGCTAGGTTTAAACTTACAGCCTGATCAACATATTGTTGTCTAACACCTGCTTGTTTAACTAGGTCTAATTGATTTATTTCCTTAAAAGTTTTAAATATATCTTTTACTGGGATCCATTTATCTTGTTCTAATTCTGCTAAAGCGTCAAATTTCTTTTTGCTAATTAGATTTTCTTTTACTGTAATATTAGTAGCCACTTGCACATAATGGTCATCTAAGAAATCTAAACCTTGAACTGAACCGCCATCTTCTAGAATTTTATTCCATGTTGGTTTTGTATCTCTATTGATTGCATCTAAGAAACCTTCTAATACTGGATTCTTTCTAATAAATGTACCCTTTGCTGTTTGTTCTGTGAACACGTTAGCAGCCCAAGGCTCAATACCTGCAGATACATTGCCTGCTAGTTTTGAGTTGCTTACAGTCGGTGCTATAGCTCTCAGGTGAGTGTTTCTCATACCTGTACCTCTACACCATAGAGGTTCGCCATATTCTAATGCCATATCTCTTGAAGCCTTTTCACTTTCCATCTTTAACTGCGAAAAAATCTTACGAGTCTCAAATTGAGCTGGTAAACCTTCAAATGGAATACCTCTTTCTTGTAAATAAGTATGCCATCCAAGAACTCCAAGTCCTAAAGCTCTACCTTTTTCTGCAGATCTTACTGAATTCTCAAAGCCTCTCATAAATTTAGCCTTTTGGATAAATTCATCTAAGACTCCATCAAGAAACCAAGTTGCAGTATAAACTAGATCTGTATTCTTCCACTCATCATATTTTGCTAAATTCACAGAAGATAGGCAACAAACAAAAGAGTGAGACTCATCTGTATGGAGGGTTATCTCAGAGCAAATATTCGTCATATAAACTTTAAGGCCATTTTGCTTATACGCTTCTGGATTTGCTCTATTGATATTACCCTTAAACATTATGTAGGGCTCACCAGTTGCTTTTCTCTTTCTTAGTACACCAATCCATCTCTTACGCGCTTCAGGGTCTCCCATTTGCACTTTCTGCATAAAACCATCTGGTACTACAACACATTGATGCATGTTAAGAGATTGTCTGTTAACATCTCCTTTAGGTTCTCTAATTTCCAGCCATTCCCAGAAGTCACCATGTTCAATGTCAATATTAACACTTGCTGCTCCTCTACGAACAGAGCCTTGATTGGTTGCCAATATTGTACTGTCGTATATTTTACAAAACGGTACAACACCATCACTTGTTCCATTACCTGCTATATTACTTCCAGCGGGTCTGATTTGATTTACTCCAATGCCTACTCCACCGCCATGTTTTGCGAGTAACATCATCTCCAGGTTTTTAGCACCAATGTCGTGGATAGAATCCGCAACATCAATACCAAAACAAGAAATAGGTAGTCCTCTTTCTAATCCTGTATTAGATAAAACTGGAGAGGCTAGGTTTAACCAACCCTTCCAGATATAATCAAAAAATTTGCTTGCCATTTCAGGTTTACCTAAACGTCTTGCCACTGTAGTAGAAACTCTCCAGTATGCATCTTTTGGCTTTTCGCCATCAAATAAGTAACCTGCTGATATTGTTTTAATATAAACCTCTGTGTTTGCCCATTCTGGGAAATCAACTCCTAATTTCCAGCCTAAGTATTCTGCGTGGTTTACTGTTTTATTGTCTTTCATATTAATATTTAATCGAATAAGTCTTCTTCGTCCCAGTTTTCACCCTCTCCAGCTTTTGCGTAGTCAGTTGGTCTAACTGCGAAAAAATCTGTGTGAGTATGTCCACCTGTTAAATGATAGAACCAGTCTAATTGTCCTGCTGATTCTTCATCAAACTCAAATTCGGATTCGTATCCTAATTCAACTAACTTTTCGTTAGTTCTCTTGTTAATAAATTCTTTTAAATCTTTAGCTTTTAGATTATCTAAATCGCCTTGCTCAAAGATTTTATCGATAAACTTATGCTCCATTTTGCGCATTAAGTCTGCTGCTTGTAATACGTCAGCATAAACCTCTTGTTTCAATTCAGGATATTCCTGGCACATGTGCTTAAATAATTGACATCCCATTCTAGAATGTAAAGATTCATCTCTTACTGACCATTTCATTTGTTGACCAATTCCTTTTAATAAGTTTCTCATTTGGAATGAGTATAAAACTGCAAAAGAACTGTAGAGGCTTACTCCTTCTGCAAAAGCAGAAAAAATTGCTAAAGATCTTGCAACCTCTTTTCTTGCATTAGCATCTTTAGCTAAGTCAACATGTGTATATTCCGCAGTAGTTGAAGTTAATAAGTCAAATTTATCAGCCATAGAAGGTTCATGTAAAAATGCTTCAAAGTCTTCTAGACCTAAAGTTTCATTTAAGTATGAATATGCTGTTGCGTGAATAGTTTCTTGTGAACCAAACATCATCGCCATTTGTTTAATTTCATGTTTAGGAAACCACTTAGTAACCATAGTAGTCCAATAATCGGATACTGCACACTCTGTTTGTGCAAATCCTAAAAGGATATTTCCAACTAAATGTTTTTCGTGTGGTAAAAGATTTTCATTCCAATCCTTTACGTCACCTTGCATTGAAATTTCTGTATGTAGCCAGAAGGCTTGAGCTTGTTTTAACCAACCTTCTGTGTAGTATTCTGGGTATTCAAAAGGCTTAAATGGAATTCTTTCTGTAAATAGTGATGACATATTGCTAATAAGTTGTTTTTAGTTAGTTTAAGTTTTTAAAAATAGTATAGGCCAAAAAAGGTCTTTATGAGACCTCCTTCAATCTAATCTTTAATCTGAATTATTAGCAGCGCTGCTAGTGATTTATATATCCCGACGCTGCCCATAAACTTCTGATTTATAGACTAAATTTTTTTTGTAATTCATCAGCTTTAGTATAATATCCATAAGAAGTTTTCTTGTAATCTTTTCTTTGAGCATATAAGTCTCCTAAGATCTTTTTAAGAACGCTTTCTTCTTTTGAGTAAACAACACCATTCTGACAAACTATAACATCTTGGTCTTTTCTACGTTCCTTAACTTCCGCTTCAGGAACAATTTCGATGAATGAATCCGGAGAGATATTAAATTGCATCATAACAGATGGATATAGCGACGCAAAGTCAAATGCGCTTACTCCGCTATAATATCCGGATAATGGTTCTTTAACAAAGGCTCCAGCGTACTTTGCATCTTTTTTACCGTCTTCTCTGTCCCACTCGGTTCCGATACGCTTATCTTGTTCGGCTAGTTTACGAGCGATTAAAGATTCAGTAATAGCCACAGGTGAGGCTGCTTTGTATAATGGTAGTTTAGTAATAGTTGCTAAAGTTAAAAGAACTTCCATAGATCTTAATTTTTGATCTATATAGTAAACTAGTACCGAGTCAATTACGTTATAGAAAACATACTTCTTAAAATCGTTTTCATAAAGATCTTGTAACGAACCACTATAATTAATCTTACTTATACCATCTAAGACTGCTCCAGATACAAATGCTAATGCGTTTGATTCTTTTACGTGTCCAGATCTATCGTATTTATCGTACAATTGCATGTAGTCTAAAATACCCATGTGTAAAGGTCTAGAATCTTTTTTATCGAGCGCCCCTGTGATAGCAACATCGGTTAAATCGATTTGTAGTCTTTTACATCTGTTGACAATATATTGCCAGTCATAGTTGATAAAGTTCCAACCAGTCATCATAGGAAACTTAGGTAAAAACTTGTGCAAGAATGTGTACAACATATTGTACTCATCTTTGAACTTGTAATAACTAAATTCCCAGTCCTGGTCATAATCACCATTTTTAAAATGAGCGTTAGTATCTTCTTCAATCTTTTTGATCTGTTCTGCAGAAAGATCTTCAAGACCAAGAACAATAGCTTTACGTTCTGGGGTGATAATTGAAAAAGTTAATATACGAGACTTAGCTTCTTCAGGTTTTGGAAAACCATCTACAATCTCAGTCTCAATATCAACAAAATAGGTGCGAGGCATATTGAACTCATAGATCTCATCTCGATCTTCTTGAGAAAGAGAATCCATAAAATAAAGTAATGAAAACTTATTAAAGGTCCTGGATCTGGACTTTTTTAAAGTTCTGCCGTCCCAGTTTTTCATGTTCGGGTCTCTCCACTTGTCATCATCTTTTGTTACGACCCAATTTTGAAACTGATTTACAGGATAGCGTTTAAACGATACTGTACCTTCTTTGTTAAAATAAGATACAATTAACTCATTGTCTTTTTGTTCAATATCTAATAGCATTAATATCCTCGGTTTTGACGGTCATGGTTTTCTGCATTCTTTGCCATGTACAGGTTAACAATATCTTTACTTGTCATACCGATAGAAATTGCAAAGTTCATATAGAAATGCAAACCATCAATCCATTCATAGAATAATTCTAATTTATCAGCTTCAGAAAGATCTTCGATCTTCATTTCGGCTGCTTGAGCATTAGTACTCTTCCAGTATTTCCATGCACCTGAGGCAATACCGTCGTTAATACCTCCGAGGGCATCAAACATTTCATTTAATTCATCTGACATTGCGTGCTTATTTACACACCAGAAATCTGCAATTTGTTTTAAGTTCCAACCTGTAAAGTCGAAGCCTAAACGCTTTTGTAATTCTACTTGTTTGTTGTAAATAAGACCCAATGTGTCTTCTGTTTCTGAATGAAAGTCTTGGACTTCCAAATCTGCACATTTGTTATCTGCGTTTGCCATATATTTTTATTTAATTGTTATAGTTAGATTTACTTATCTGTTTCAAGTATTTCGCCCCAAGCTCTTTCGGACTTTGTTAACGATTTTGTGTTAATGTCTTTTGGTTTAGGATCTCCACCAACATTCCAGAACCAGGCTCCAGGAGTACCATTCTTTTTCATGAACTCCCAAGCCTTTGCATCGTAATTCATTGCCGATGGGAATGGTGGATTATATTTAGGATCTACATCTTGTGTAAATGCTTTTGGGTGAGACCATACTTCTGCAATACCTCTTTCACCCTTCTTAATATTTCTTGCTACTGCAACTCCATGGAATTTAGCATCAGGCCAAGCTATTTGTAGAGACCGCTGTAGAACACCAGTGGATATGGCTGACCATACTTCATCAGGGTACCCATGTGTTTCTGCAATAGTATGCGCGACCTTCACAGCGGCTGCCGTAACGAGCTCATGTTTAAGTCCTAGTGGAATAAAGTATGCATTGTTTGCTTCTGCCCATTTCTTTGCGTGAGCATTTAGGACTGGCATTGCTGCAATTCTTTTAAATTTCATTTCAGCTCCCATTTCAACACAAATTGCTTGGTGATCTGAAATCTCTTTTTGTGATGGACTAAATAATACAAGTTTCTTATTATACTTCTTTGCTAAATATGCTAAGGAAATACCTGCAAATCCATATCTAGGTTGAACATATACCAATGTATCTTTTGGACATGTTTGAACTAGAATATCTCCAAATCTACATTTGGATCCAAAACCCATTAGGTCTTCTCTTACCACTTTAAATCCTTCATGGTCTACTAACTGTGGAGCCTCGAAAGGATCTACCCAGTCACCTGCTAAATCTAACCATGCCTGTTTATTTGGCATCATCAAATTTAGATCTTGATTGTAAAGTGATGTTGTATGTTTATTGTGTGCCATATAATTTTGCTACTTTTTGTTTGTATTCTTCTACGCTTGTACTAGCTGCTTTTAGGACTTTATCATCTGATGGAAATGAAGTCATACCATTAAATGTTTCTAATAACCCTAAGTCTAACATAGCCTTTTGTCTTCCAAATGGATGATCTTTAATAGATGAAGAATTCCATAGAGTGTCCATATTAATATGCGAATAATCTGCACCTGGTCTTAGATAGTTTTCAATCCATCTAATAAAATCACAAGCTACATCCTCAGCATTATATGGAAGACTACCAGTGTCTTCATAAATCTTAGTCATAACTGCATCTAAAAATTCTTCAGACTTCTTACCTTTCTTTTCTACAGGATCTGCAAGATAACCGATACATTCTACTGCGTTAGTACCATAATAGAACATTGATTCTCTATTCATAAATTCTGGGTACCAATCACATACATCTGCAATAACTGCAGCATACTGGAATCTATAAGCTCTTAATCCGTTATCGGCATTCCACTTAAACATCCATTCTCCTAACTCTCTTAAATCCTTCTTACCACCCTCTCTTAAATAGTTTGCCATGTCTCTTGCAAGTCTTGGTGCAAATTCACATAGGAAATAATCACCACCTTTTTTGTAAACATATTCCGGTTCTTTAAAACTAGCCATACCAACGAAAGCGTCTTCACCTAAATCCGGTTTTGGTGGCTTAGGAAATGCTGGGAACTGATAACCGACTGAAGTATAAAATGAAGTTGGGTGGTGTTTTACCTTTTCGCACATATCTTCAATAGACTCACAGTCATGTAGGTCAAATAAGATTGTATTATGATAACCAGATGGTTTAGTTGCGTAATTAATTGCAGAACCACAAACTCTATGTAGAATAAAGATGTATAAGTATTCTTCTAGACCAAAAGTATCTCTCTTACCAGTCCAGTTCTTTGCAACCTCTTCTCTTTGGGGGTAAATTTTACCAGCCTCCATGTGTTTCCAATAGGGATGCTCTGGAGTCCAACCATAAAATACATCGTTTATGATCTGGCTAAAACCTGCGTACTTTCGTTCAACGACATCATATAGCTGAATCTGTTCCATTAGCGGATCGTTCATTCCACTATCGGCATGATCTACCATACCTAGATTTGAACGCTCTTGTTGCTTTAATGCCAGGTCATAATACCTGATAAACTCATCATAATATTTAGTTGTCTTAATTTGAACTTTGTTACTCATTCACTTCTTTGATTTTCCAATCGAAAGCATCTCGGTTTCTTTGGTATTGTTCCATCGACCACTCTATTCTATCAGATTCAATTACTAATATGTAGCTAGCGTCGTTGGCATTTAATGGTGTTATTATTATTTGGTATTCTTTCATATATTAAAATAATGCAAGGGTTGCTTTGGTTAGTTTTGAGTTAGGTTCGTTCTTAACTAGATCCCATCTATAATATTCTCGGGCAATATGAACTGACTTAGGCTTTTCCATTACATCAAATGTTAACTCTCCAAAAGAGTTTAGGTAAACCTCTGGATGTTGCCATGTTTTCCAGTCGTTTCTTTTACACATATCAGTTACTAATTGATTAAATTGTTTTACCAGTTCAGTTCTTTCAGCCCAACTACCAGCAAATGGAGCATCTTTGTAATACCCTGTTTTTGGTAGAGGTCTTGATTCATTCTCAATTGGTAAAGCTTGAACAACTTCAATATTATCAATTTCTAAATCGATTAATTGTTGTTCATACATAGTCACCATATCCTTTAGAGCTTTACTAGGGTTAGCCTGTCTCATTAAGTGGTGTCTAATATCTATATTCCCTAGGTAGATTCTAAGCTCTTCGATGTCTTCAGGTACATAAGTGCGGATGCCTCTTCGTAGTGTACCAAATAGGGTTAAGCCATCATTTCGATCGGTCATATACCCCGGAGTATATTGACTAAAAGAATGAGAGTCTCCAAAGCAAAGTTTATTTGTCTTTTGGATTCGGTCTATTCTGGGAATATTAGCGCAGATTTCCTTAGCATCTTCTATCCGAACCTCGAGGGTTTTAAAAAGATCTGAACCTGTCTTTAAACGTTTCTCAATTAGAGTACCTACACAAGGCATATCGTGATGTAATGAATACATTCTAATACCTTTTGAAAATAATCTAATTACTTGATTGTATAAATCATCATTAGCACCTCCGAATATATTGAAGTTGCCTTTAAATTCCATACCGTGTTCTAATAACATTACATGGAAATTCTCTTCCCAATGAGTTACAACATCTGTAACTACTGTAACATCTGTATATCCAGCGGCGGTTAGTTGATTTGCAAGTTTAAAAGCCCAACCAGATTTATGTGATTGTGGCTTAGGACTTAGTTTACCTACTAGAGCTGCAATACCTATCTTGGCATTTTTGTCTTTCTCTAAATCAGTAAAATATATTTGACTATTGGTTGTCATCGATTCCAGCATCTGCATCAGTTAAATTAATAGGCTTTTCAGTATCGCCATAGCCATACTTCTTAATATAATTATCTAGACCGCCAATATATGCGACTGCATCTAGAAGGTTATCCTCTTTATAGTTGTAAGAGTGTCTGCTTAATTTAAGTGCAACAAGTGCTGCATACATGTCGGCTCCAGTAAATTCTTTACCTGTCATGCCTGAACAAACCATGGCAGCTCTTCGCATGCCTTCTTCGAAAGGACCATATTGGCGTTCTTTCTCTTCTGATCTGTGGTTGATGATTTTGTCTGCTTCGTTTAATATGTTCA